ACACCCTTCGCTTCATTTAGTTTTTTTGTAAACTCTGAATAATTCATTATTCTGTTTCTTCTGTTTCCTGTGCTACTTCAGCGGTTTCTATATCATCCTGTGCATCAACCTCGTCAGCACCTTCTTCATCAGAAGACTTAAACATATTTTGAGCCACGCCTTGTCGCATATCCTCAAGTTTGCTGGACAACTTTTCGCCTATTGCAGCATTAAAAGCATTCTCGGTTTCAAGTGCATCTCCAGCTACCATTGCTTGAACCAAATTTGTTACTGTTTCACTAGCCATAATTATTTCTCCTCATCGTTATTATCATTAGGTGCTTCTTGAGTCTCTGGTGGAGCATTCTGTGCCAAATAATCTTGTTGGGCAGTTTGCTTCACGCCTGACATCACACCATCGAATTCTTGGTGACGAGTGTGATCACCAATTTCTGCATCAATCTGTTTCAAGATTTCTTCAATCTCTTCTTCAGGTTGTTGTAGAATATGCTTTCTTACCCAATCCATTGAATAGTATTTACCAATGTAAGGTTCAACTTGCTGTAGCAACTGAATCCTTTGTGTAAGAATTTCACTATCTTTCAACTCTGCATAATGATTATCTTCTTTGAAATCAAAACGCAAGAAGTTGTTAATATCTTCCCACTCTTCATCCTTGATGATGTTTTTCGTAACAAGCTGAACCCTTAGAGAATATGCAAAAAGTTTAGCAAACTTCTTACGCAGTCTAACGATAAACTTGTTAAACTTCACTTCATCACGAGTAATCTCATTAGAACGACCAATTGAGAACCCCTGCTGTTGCTGGAGTCTACTAATAGGAACATTCAATGCATGATATAGTTTCTGTTGGAAATATTCAATGTCTTGAATCTCTCCTAAATTCTGTCCTCCAGGAAGTGTAGTAATTTCAGTTCCCTTACCACCTTCACGACGAGGCATCCAAAAATCTTCCATCATAGAAAGATGTCTACGATCGTCACGAACCTCACCTGTTGTAGCATCGTATACGATCTTATTTCTAAACTTATTCATGATGTCGGTTACATATTGTTCAGCCTTAATCTTAGGCAAGTTACCAACATCAACATAGAAAATTCTACGCTCTGGTGCTCTACTAATTCTGTAGATAACCAAAGAATCTTCAATCATTTTCAACTGGTTTACAGGTTTAATTGCCTTATGTAGATAAGACAATACCATACCAGTATTTTGATCAATTAAACCAGAAGGTACTTGAATAACTGAATCAACTGACAACTTAATGCCTTGTGTAGTATTTTCAGTTATACCTTTGTTGTTATACAGGTAGTATTCTTCTACGCTCTTAACAACCTCAACACCTTTAGCATTCTTTTCTTTTTTGACATTTTTAATCTTACGAATTTTTCGTGGATCAATCTGTCTTAATTCAACAATGCCTTCTTTAACTTTTGCTGGATCGATCAGAACATGAAAGTAAAGTCTACCATCTACATACCAGTTTCTGAAAAGTTCATGACCACGATCCTCAAACTTTAGAATTCGTAGAATATTTTCAAATTCTGTTTGTATCTTTTTCTTTACATTTTCAGATACTTTTACATCGTCTAAAACAATTGATACTGCAGCTTCTCGTTCTGTAGCAATAATTGACTCATTAACAATGTCTTCGATCGCACCATCGCAATCACTATACTGTGAAACTTCACGGTATCTACGAAGGAGATCATTTTCATTTTTAATGATCCCTTCAAGATCCATCACCGCACCATAATACCCTCCAGCAGAGACTGCAGAGGATAAAAGGGTACTGCCGTCTGAAGCATCAGGTGCTACAACTGATGGTAACACCTTCTGCTTCTTACGACTAATTTCAAAACCAAAAATTTCCATTATGTATTCCTGTTATAATTTATCTTAGCCTACTGGGAAAGTACCGACTGGAGTGTCAATTGAGACATTAACTCCGAAGCCAGACGATGCGCCAGTAGTAGATGTGAAGTAGTTGAATGTAAATTCCACATCAAACTGTTCAATAGCATTTTGCTGTTCGTAATCTAGTGCAATTGGACCAATGTTGGTAGGCATCGCATCAACAAAAGTGTATTGTTTGATGGTAGCACCATTTCTGTCGAGTTGCTCAACTAGCAGATCAACTTGATAATCAGAAGGATTAACACGACCATCGGTTGTGTCGTAGTTCTGAATACCTGATTGCCACTGTTCGAGTGCATTACGGATACCGAAAGTGGTATCGTTGTAAATCGACACAGTCCATGGTTGGAAAGTACGTTCCCCAGCAAAGTTCACTGGACGACCACGATAAAGCACTGGAAGTACTTCAATCGTAGAAGCAGGAAGCTGTGCTGCTTTACAGAGGAATTGACCTCTGGCTCCAGCCACCTGACCTAGTGTAACATATGATGGAAACGCTAATGTGACACGAAACTGATTGGGACGTGCACCGCCACCGATCATTTGTGCCTTGAAATCACTAATATTAGCCATTTAAGTCTCCTTGTCTGTTCTTATCTATTTATGCTCTTAGCCACCGATTTCATTGAAATTAATCGCAGATCTCGCAGCAACGAAGTTCAGAGTGATAAAGTTGATAGAACGATTAGGTTTGACAAAAATGTCAGCAACAAATTCGTTACGATCAATCACCTCTCCAGTGTTATTGGATTCATCACACTTAACACGGAAGTCAATGATACCACGACGACCTTGAACATCACGCAAGAATGGTTCGACCAAGTTGCGGAATTGAGCACGAGTAAAGCTGTCGTTAAATTCAAACAACTGGAATTTTGCAGCAGTTGCAACAGCCTTTTCCATCACGATGAACAGGCGACGAACATTGATTCTGTCGAATGCCGATGGTTTAGCCAACAGCGTCTTATCACCAAAGAGGACAGTTCCCTCTCCTGGGAATGTAACAACTGGGTTAACACCATTTTTGTAAAGTTCATCACGCTGTGTCTTATTGGGATTAACAGCCAATTTGACCACACTCTTAACCTGACCACGATTCAAACCTCCAGGAGAGAACCAAGGATCATTAGTGTAATCGGTACGAGCACAGAGACCTGCAATATCACCATTCAATGGGATATAACGGTATGTATCGTTGTAGCGATCATACTGATACTTGAAACCAGAGTCCATCACACCATAAGAAGATGATGGGAGGGCATCACGGTAAGCATTAAGTGAATTGATCGCAGTTGAAGTAGAACCAGTGATAACATCACCAGTGTTAACATCTTGTGGTGAAACAAAAGCAACACAGTCAAGACGCACTTCTGCGATATTCTGGATTAAGTGAGCAGCAACTGTCGCTGATGCTTTACCTGCAAGAAGCAGAGAAACATCATACTGTTCAGCGTTGTTGAACAGATCGAAAGCAGCAATTTTTTCAGCATCAGTAGCACCGTAAGCATTATCACCACCTGAAAGAGATGAAGTGATAACTGCGTTCAAGTCCTTGAATGTGCTGGAAGAAATACCACCCAACTCAGAAAGAGTTGCTTGTGATGCTTGTCCACCTACTGTAGCAGCAGTGTTTGTTGTATGATCCATCCACCAGACGTATTCTGAACGAGCATTCAACACATCTTTGTAGTAGTTATTGGTTCCATCAGAACGCTTTGCGTCAGATGCTTTTGAAACGAACGCAAACTTTTCGAGAACAGTTCCTGCCTCGCCAGTCATTTCGCCATCTTCATCGATAACGATAATGTGCATTTCGTCATTTGAACCATTAACAGCTGCAGCATATGCAGAAGTTCCAGGAGCAGAATCGAATTCAGCTTTGTATGCCCAGCTAGCATAGGTATTGGCATCAGCCATTTCAACTCTTAAAGAGTCACCCATGTCACCAGCATATTTTGCTGCGAATTCGCCAACCACACCAGCACCGCCAGCAAATGAATCGATGTAATGTTCACCATTACGGATAAGAACACCACCAGTAGCGATTGAAACATTTAGTGTAGGAGCATTACCACCTTGTGGGACAGTAACAGTAACTGTTGGAGCAGCTGTGTAACCAGTGCCGACAGTTGTGATATTGATTGCAGTAATTTCTGAATCACCGATAGTGATAGCACCAACTGTTGCGCCAGTACCTGCAGGATCAGAGATTGTAACTGTTGGAGCAGTTTTATAACCAGAACCACCATTATCGATAGTGATACCAGTAATAACGCCACCAGCTTCTACGACAGTAGCTGTCGCACCAGTGCCAGAATCTCCAGCAGCAGCAGTAATGGTCACTGTAGGGTTAGTGTAACCAGAACCACCGTTTGTGATTGCAATCGCAGTAATAGCACCACCAGAAATTTCAGCAGTTGCTTCAGCTTGAACGCCACCAGCGATATCTGGTGCGCTAATGGTAACAGCAGGTGCTGCACCTTCTGAATCAAATCCTGAACCGCCAGCGGTAACAGTAATTGCTGATAGACCACCTGTTTGGGTGGAAACAGCATTCTTCATTCCTGCAGTCTCAGTACGGACTAGAAGCAGGTTATTTGTGTATGACAGGAAGTTTGCAGCTGTATAGAACGAAGTGGCTGTCGAGGCATTCGGCTTTGCGAAACGCTGAACGAGCACATTCTCCGAAGATACCGTAGATGGTTCCATGACTGGACCCCACGCAAACTCACCTGCAAATGCGCCAACAGAAGTAGATACTGCTGGAACAATAGACGAGAAATCTTTTTCTACGACTGCAACGCCTGGAGATAATTGAAACGGCATTGTTGTTCTCCTTTTAATAAGTTTTTACCTAGACAACCCTGATGTCTACATCTTTATTTATCATTTTTGTGTTTTTGTTAGAAATTCAGCGGTGCAGGTTCATCCCCACCATCGTCATAAAATCCAAATGGTGTTAACTCTTGTTCAATAGCAGAAATCTGTTTTTGGTACATCATTTCTCTAAGGTTAACATTATTTAGTTCCTTAAAATAGGAGTTCGTTGTTAACCAACTAAACAAGACTAACGGCATAACCAAATCATCATGATATCCATCATCAGCTGAATAACTTCCTTTTACTTCAATAAATGTAGAAATTTCAGATATTGTATCTGCGTCTGGTATTAATAGTTTATTTTCTTCGACTAAAGACTTGAAGTTATGACACCCAATCCTCTTAATTTTCTTGTCAGTAGTCACTCCGATTTGGGTTTTACCCCCACCAAAGCCACCAGATACAATTTGTCCAGTGGTTGTTCTATTTACAAAAATAATGTTTTCATATTCTAATTCTGAGTAAAGAATATGTCCCACCTGTTCACTAACATTGTTCTCAACCAAGATATAAGCATTATTATAGTCAATACCAACCTTATAGAGAACATTTGGATACAACAGAGGGCTAATTTCATTATTACGATATTTCGCAACCATTTTGTAGGGTACTTCTGTTATATCAATCACCACAAATGCTGAGTAGTCCCCACCAACACCGTTGGCAGTATCAGCTACAATAG